TCTACTTACAACATTGACAGCACTAACTCTACAGCTCCTATAGATGTACTAGACGTATTCATTAGAGAAACATCTGGTTCTGAAACAACTGACATACCTTTAAGCAGATTAAGTAGAGCTGAGTATTCACATGTAACTAACAAATCAACCACTGGTAAGCCTAATCAGTATTTTGTTGACAAACAGTTGTCTCCTACAGTCACAGTATATCCAGTACCTGACTTATCAAGCACCTACACTTTGCACATGAATGTATTGACTAGAATGGATGATGCTGACTCAGCGACTAACACGATGGATTTACCATTTAGGTTTTACCCATGTTTGACAGCTGGTTTGGCTTATTATATGTCTATGAAAAGAGCACCACAACTTACAGGTCAGTTGAAAGCTATCTACGAAGAGGAATTTAACAGGGCATTGTCACAAGACGAAGAAAGAAGTTCATTTCATATTTCACCTAATTTAAGAAGTTATAACAACGCATAATGGCTTTCGCATCAAACAAAAACGCTTATGGAATCTGTGATTTAACAGGTTTTAGGTACAAGCATAAAGATTTGAGAAAAACTTGGGATGGTTTGCTAGTTGGTAAAGATCAGTGGGATGCAAAACACCCACAACTCATGCCAAAACCTTCACCTACTGACCCAGAAGCCATTAGAGATGCAAGAGTTGAAAGCAGTGACACTAACAATTTTTTTACACTTTATACTAATGTTGGAGATGGGAAATTAGGCACTAGCCTTACCTCTTTTGAATTGACAGCAAGCATAGGAACAGTCACAGTAACCACATGAGTTTTACACTAGCCACACTTAAAACAGCAGTTCAAGACTACTTACAAGTTTCTGAAACTACTTTCACAACGCAACTGCCTAGATTTATACAAGAAGCAGAAGATCGTATATTTAATATGGTTCAACTGCCTTTTCAAAGAAAGAATGTAACAGGCACTTTGACAGTTAGTAATAGGTTTTTGGCTACACCTACAGATTTTTATGCACCTTTTAGTTTGGCAATTACTAGCAGTAGTACATACGATTACTTAGATTTTAAACATGCTTCTTTTATTAAGGAGTATGCACCTTCTTCATCTGCTACAGGGCAACCTAAGTATTATTCACAGTTTGATGATACTTCTTTTGAACTTGCTCCAGTTCCAGACTCAGCATATACTATTGAATTACATTATTTGTATAAACCAGCCTCGTTAACGAGTGGTAGTGACAGCGGTACAACAGTGTTAAGTTCTGATTACTCAGATGCTTTGTTGTACGGAAGTTTAGTAGAAGGAGCTATCTTTCTGAAAGAACCCCCTGATGTCATTGGTCAATTTGAGGCTAGATTTAAGGAGGCAGTTGGCAGAATGAAAACTCTATCAGAAGGTCGTGGCACACGAGATGAATATAGATATGATCAGTTACGCACTGGCGTATCTTAATGCAACCCATTGAATCATTAGAAGGCAAACGCATTGCCATAGTAGGACTTGGTATATCACAAGTAGATTTTGCTGTAGGCATAGAAAATGGCAAAACTTGGGATGAAGTCTGGACTATCAATTCAGCAGCTGCTGTTTATAAAACAGACAGAATGTTTATGTTAGACCCAGCCAGTCGATTTTTTGACAGCGATGATGCTGGCAAACAGACTGGTGCGTTGACTAGAATACTGCCAACCGCTGACTATCCTATTTATACCTGTGAATTAGATGAAAGAGTGCCCAGTGCTGTGGTTTATCCTATAGAAGCTGTTTGTAACGCTACTCGTTGTGCTTACTTAAACAACACAGTAGCCTACGCTATTGCTTTTGCTTTGTTCAATAAAGTAGGTGCTATTGACCTGTATGGCATAGATTTTTCATATAAAGAAAATATGCACTTTGCAGAAGCTGGAAGAGCTTGTGTTGAGTTTTGGATATGCAAGTGCATGGAAGCAGATATAATAGTAGGTATTAGTTCACGATCTACTGTCTTAGATTCTAATGTAGTAGCCACTGATAGACTGTATGGTTTTCATAGACTAGACAAGCCTTTAGTAGCAATACCACATGAGGGCAGATGGATAATAGAACCATTTGAAGATATTGATAAAAAATTAGCAGAGCATGGTTTGGTTTTACACAAAGATGAAGAGCCACCAGAGCCATACAAAGGATGACAGATAGTTTTATAAAATTAGGAAAAGTTGGTGTTCATACCACACAAAACAAAGGACATGACCCTGAGTTTTGGGCAGAGCAAGCAACTAAGAAAATATGCGAAATATCTATGGATGCACCAGAGCATGTAAAACAACAGGCTATGGCTTTCCAAAATCAAGTTTATACTGTAATCTTATATACTATTAAGAACGCAATAAATTCTAAAAACGTGACATATGTGAATTTATTAAGGCAACAAGGTCATGAAGACATGGCTAATATAATTAAGGAGCTTTAAGAAATGGCAATAACATCAGCAATATGCACAAGTTTTAAACAAGAAATTCTTGTAGAAGGACACAATTTAACCAATGGAGCTGACTCTATTAAGTTGGCTTTATATACTTCATCAGCAACTATGGGTGCTGGTACAACTGCCTATGCAACCACTAATGAAGTAACAGGTACAAATTACACAGCAGCTGGAGCAGCGTTGACTAACGTGACACCAACAACTTCAGGCACTACAGCAATAGTAGATTTTGCAGACTTAACATTTGGCACAGCTACAGTTACTGCTAGAGGTTGTTTGATTTACAACAGCACAAATGGTAACAAAGCTTTGGCTACTATTGACTTTGGAGGAGACAAGACAAGCACAGCTGGAGACTTTACAGTCGTATTTCCAGCAGCTAGTGCGACTGCTGCCATTATCAGAATAGCTTAATTTTTTTTTTGAAATGGTAGAGTCAAAAAATGCCACTCACAAAATTTAATTTTAAGCCGGGAATCAACAAAGAAGAAACTGACTATTCTAATGAAAATGGTTGGGTCGATGGCAATTTAGTACGTTTTAGAAAAGGTGGTGTTGAAAAAATAGGTGGTTGGGAAAAGAAAAGTTCAAGCACCTTTTTTGATACAGCCAGAGCCTTACACAGTTGGATTTCTTTGGGTGGTCAGCGTTACTTAGGTTTTGGTACTACATCTAAATACTACATAGACAGTGGTGGCAGTTACAACGACATCACACCTATACGAGCTACTACTACCAATGGTATTACATTCTCAGCTACTAATGGTTCATCTACGATTACAGCCACTGATTCAAGTCATGGTGCTGTTGTAGGTGACTTTGTCACCATATCAGGAGCAGTTTCTTTGGGTGGTAACATCACAGCTGCTGTTCTCAACCAAGAATACAAAATTACAGGCGTTGCTAATGCAAACACTTACACTTTCACTGCTGTAGATACAAGTGGCACTACTGTCACAGCAAATAGCAGTGACAGTGGTAATGGTGGTTCTGGTGTTGATGGTGTTTATCAAATAAACTCTGGACTTGACGTATTTGTACAAGCTACAGGTTGGGGTTCAGGAGCTTGGAGTGCTGGTGGCTATGGCTCTACTTCTGCTCTTACAGACACTGGTCAATTAAGATTATGGACACACGATAACTTTGGTGAAGATTTAATTATTAATCCTAGGGGTGGCAGTATATACAGATGGGTTGAAAACGATGGTTTATCAACAAGAGCTGTAAGTTTATCAGGCACTACAGGTGCTAATTTAGTGCCAACAAAAGGTTTACAAGTTATCACATCAGAAACAGATAGACATTTGATAGTGCTAGGAGCAGACCCAATAAGCAGTGGTGCAAGAACAGGTGCTGTTGACCCCATGTTAATAGCATTTAGTGACTCTGAAAATGCTCTAGAGTTTGAGCCACTTAACACTAACAGTGCTGGTGATGTAAGACTATCTAGTGGCTCATCAATAGTAGGTGGCATTAAATCCAGACAAGAAATATTGGTTTGGACAGATACCAGTTTGTATAGCATGTCATTTATAGGACCTCCGCTTACTTTTGCAGTAAACTTAATAAATGAAGGTGCTGGGTTGATAGGACCTAAAGCTGCTACTAATGCACCTAATGGTGTATTCTTCATGTCTAAAAACGCTTTCTACTTTTACAATGGTTCTGTACAGAAACTACCTTGTTCAGTGCAAGACTATGTTTTCTCTGATCTTGATGTGTCTCAAGCATATAAATGCCACGTTGCTACCAATACAGAATTTTCTGAGATATGGTTTTTCTATCCTTCACTAGCAGATGGCACAGGTGAAATTTCTCGTTATGTCATCTATAACTATGAAGAAAATTCTTGGAGTATTGGTTCCTTGGTCAGATACGCTTGGCTAGATGCTGGCATAGAAAACAAACCAATAGCATCAGGCACAAGCTCCTCTGCTAGTTGTTTGTTCTTACATGAAACAGGATTTAACGATGATGACAGTGCTATGGATAATGTCTTTATAGAATCAGCAGATATAGATATAGCTGATGGTGAGAACTTTGCTTTTGTTAAAAAGGTAATACCAGACATTAAGTTTGACAGTCAGACAGGCACAGCCCCATCACCAGCCATGAACATAGTGGTTAAAAGCAGAAACTTCAATGGTGAAAGCCTTACTACAGACTCGACCACACAAGTCACTAGCACATCTACTTTTTCTAGTTTGAGAACACGAAGTAGGCAGTTGGTACTTAGATTTGAGTCAGATGATGACAATACTGCTAGTCGTAAAAACTACAGGTGGAGGCTTGGAGCAACACGTTTAGACGTACAAAGTTCAGGTCGTAGATAATGGGCAAATTATTAGAAACCAGATTGCCTATAGCACAAGGTGACATGGTTTCAATCGAAACATTTAATCGTTTGGTTCGTGTATTGGAATTAAACTTGAGTGCACACGACCCAGAAAGGATTAAGCATTTCACAAACACAGAGACTTCTGAATTGCAATTTGCTACAGGGCAGATTATATTTAACTCTACAGTAGAGGTTCATCAGGCTTTTGATGGCAATGAGTTCAGAAATCTTTATGAACATAGGACATACGTTACTGGTGTTAGTGCTACAATGAGCGTTGGTACAGTAACTGTTACAATAGGTTAAGAATATGGCTATAAGCGAAGAACTACAGAGAAGAATAAGCAGTCTTACAGGTGAGGAAACACCTAGGCAACAAGGCATGATGATGAGTGCAGATGGTCAGAGACCCTTTGCTGACATATCTTTGCCTGAAAGTTTATCACGCAGACAGCCTGATTTAGGAATTTACCAAAATCAAGATATAAAAGAAATTTTAACAGACTTTCGTACACAAGCATCTGCTGGTAATGCTCGTGAGGCATCTGAAGCATATATACCACGCTTGGAAGAAATGACAGGCATGAACAGGAATGACCCAGATTTTAGAGCTATGCTTAGAGGTGCTGGTTTGACTGGTGGTTCAGGTGGTCGTATGTCTGAGCAAGACATGAACATGATGATAGCACAACAAGGTGCTAGACAAGGTATTAGCCCTGTAGAACAAAGAGCTATGGCTTTTACTTCTTACTTAAACACAACAGACAGAACCGCACCTGAAGAAGTGGTGAATAACTATGCCATGGGTAACATGTCATTTGATGATGCCATACAACTATCACAACCTATACAAGTCATAGACGAAGTTACAGTCACAGGACAGATGCCAGAGACAGGACAGATGTCTCAGGCAGAAGGTGAAAGGCTGAAAATGGATATATTCGATTCAATAAGGCAACGTCTAGGTGGTCGAATGACAGAAAGAGAGGGTCAAAGGTTACAAGAAGCCATGTTCGGTAATGACAATAGTGCTGTTTCTAATGAAAAATTGATGGAGCTACAAAAAGCTTTACAAGAACTAGAAGCACAAAGGCAGATGACCAATGACCCAGAAGAGAAAGAGTTATTGGGTAGAATGATAGAAAATACAACTACTAAGGCTCTTGCACCTCAAGCTGATCTAGTTGACCAACTATCACAAGGAGCTGGTGAAGATGACATGATGGCTCATGTCAGGTCAGGAGACATTAATGTTTCTAGGGAGATGTTGGAAAACAACCCTCAGCTTGAAGATATGATAGAACAAGCTGCTATTGAAGTAGGTATTGACCCAGAATCAATGGTATATGGCACAGGTATCGCTAGTCTTAACGAATTCACTGGTGCTGAACAACATGGTTTTTTAAAGAAAGTAGCTAAAGGCATAAAAAAAGTAGCTAAAGTGATAGCCCCAGTCGCAGCTGTAGTGCCCGGTCCTTGGCAAGCTCCAGCCATTGCATACAACAGAGGTAGAGCTGTAGTTAATATAGCAAAAGGTAAAGGTGGCATTGGCGACCTTATGACAGCAGCTGGTGGTTTTGGTGGTGATAGTAAGATAGGCAAGTTTATTGGTGATAGCAAGATAGGCAAAGCTTTTGGTGAAAGTAAAATAGGTCAATTTTTTGGAGCTGGAGAAGGTGGTAGTGGCTTCTTTAACCCAGCAGAGGGTACAAAAGGTATATTTGGTGGAAGCATAGGTCCTTCTTTTAGAAAAGGCATAGGTGGATTGTTTGGTGGTGGAGAAGGTGGCAGTGGCTTCTTTAACCCAGCAGAAGACGCAACAGGTATATTTGGTGGAAGCATAGGTCCAGCTTTTAGAAGAGGTATAGGTGGGTTGTTTGGTGGTGGCGGTTTACCACAACCAGTGCAAGGTGAGGGTGGTGAGTTAATTTATCAAGATGCAGAAGGTAATGTAATTACACAACAAGAATATGAACAGTTGGCAAGCCAACAAGGTAGATTCTTTGGTAGAAAAACACCACAATTAATTAAAAGTGTAGGTGATGCCTTTGGATTTGGTGGTGCTAGTGGTCTTAGAGATGTCTATGGTGGGGATGTTATGACTGATTCGCAAGGCAACCCAATTATTGACCCAACTACTGGTCAACCTATGAGAAGTGGTTTTTTGAGAAACGCACAAGGTGGTTTAAGTGGCATGGGTATGTTAGGCATAGGTGCTTTGGCTACTGGTTTGGGCAAGTTAGCATATGAAGACACCAAGAAAGACAAAGGTGTACAACTGACACCATTGAATACCATGAACGCAGCTGGTCGCTATAACTTAGAAGCTGAGATCGCTAGGAGAATGGGTCAACGAGCACCTAATCCTACTGAGTTTGGTTTGTTACCAGCTAACACAATGCCACAACTTAGTGGTGGTCAACCAAGAGAAATGATGTATGGCGGAGCTGTAGAAGACCTTGAGGGCGGTATGGCTAGAGGTATGCAAGAAGGCGGAGAAGTACAATATCCAAACAAAGGTTTGGAATCATTAGCAAAAGTAGCTCCAGATGTAGTAAAAAGAATGGGTTACAACATGGGTGGTCAAGTAATGATGCCAATGAATTACAACATGAGTAGCAGACCTATAATGCCAATGGCTTACGCTAAAGGTGGCAACGTAGCTATGGAAGACTTTGAGAGAATGAATGGTCAGATAAATGGCGAAGGTACAGAAACCAGTGACGATGTGCCAGCAATGTTATCAGATGGCGAGTTTGTCATGACAGGACAGGCTGTAAGAGGTGCTGGTTCTTACGACATGAAAAACGATAGTGGCATAATAACTCTAAGCCCTACAGGTGCTCCTAGTAGAGATGGAGGCACAGATTTAATGTATCAACTTATGGAGGCTTTTAGCAGTCAAGCAAGACCAGCTTAAAGAAGTAATATGTCATTTTTAAGAGATTTA